TTTTCAATATCTGCCATTGTTGCCCCCTATGTGTTAAATGGACAATTCTTCGCTGGCCATTTGTGCGATTGGCGCCATGTATTTTAATTCTGCGTCACTGTGCAGAGAAATTGGTTCTATTAATCCACGACGTGACAATATTTGCAGTCCACGTTCACATAACGGTTTAATAAATTCATGCAATAAACGACCGTATGTTGCACCCAATATTCGAACCATATCGGCATTGCGTGCTAATATTTCCGTTGCAGTCATTTCTTTATCAGACAATAACCCCAAACGGTCTGCCAACAATGTGTGACGAATTCTGTCACGCAAATCACGCAAAACAATTTGAGACACATCAAAATCTGCACCACTGGACAACGGGGTTAACCCTGAACTGCCCACTGCTTTTGGTATAATCGCGCCTGGCGTCAGATTTATATTTGATAAATTGATAACACCATCATCATCTGCCTGCCAAATACCGCTGACCGCGATAGTCGCATTTTTCAAGACCAATTCGACAACTTTGTTTGCCGTTTTTATATCTGGCAATGCGCGCAATACTGGACTGCGGCCATATATTTCACCACTGACCAACGACCAACGGAAAATTATATATGGATTTGTTTCAAATGTTCCACGTGCAACGATATTGTTTTCCAAATCACCACCTACATCTATCCATGCTGTAAAATCAGTCCCTATTAAAGATTGCACCAATCTTATCGGTGTTTGTGGATTGTTTTTGATTGTGTCTTTAAGATGTTTTGGAAACGTGACATTTGGATATTTTTCCATGATATCACACGCCGGTAATGATGTAGTATGAAATATCGCACCTGGTAATAATGCAATATCTGACATGGGTATTGACGTGAACGAAAATGCAGAATCTGAACCGATTGGATTTTCAGACATAAACAAACACGCTGTCCCCAAGACTACTAAATCAATATAGCATTGGTGAATAGTGGTATAAAAATTTGAATCGTTCAAATGCGCGCGCAACACGGCGGTCGCGATTTCTGGATTTGGTGACAAATCACTTTCGCGAACCAGATTTATCCACAAAGATTCTGGGGGCGTCAATAACGAATACATTGATGCCGCCAAATTATCCACTGCATCAGATGCGGTTGCATCAAACAAAGTTGCCGCATCTGCATCATCAGTCGGGATGGTATAACGCATCGCTGTTTTCCAACGATTTAACCAGATTTCTCGTTCGTCCAGTGCACGTTTATATAATTGCATAAGATTTTTTTGCATTTATTATTCCTTTTGGTTTTTGTTATATTTTGAATTCTGTGTTTGCTTTGATTAAACCGATATTGGTTGACACCGGATGCAAAGGAATCGGTGTCATAGCCAAAGCCCCCGCAACCGCATCCAATCCGTCATCATGTTCTGTTGAACCAATTGGTGTCCATGCCAACATTTCGGCCAACAACATCGTTTGTTTGACGCGTTCATGCATAAACAGACGACCTGTATTTAACATGGGTTCCACAGTATTCAAAATTCTTGTTTCTTTTTTTGTATGATTTGAAATTTGGATAATATGCAACGGCATATTACGGCTGTCTGAAACACGCCTGATGATTTCAGGCAACGCGTTTCCGATACCGTTAATTTCTATACCTATGCGGTTGATTTTGTGCGTTTGTAAAAAATTCAATATTTTTTCGCATTGAGTGGCCAATGGATGAATATCATCGTCTGCAACTGTTATATACAATACGTCATGCACAAATGCGGTTGTGTTTTTATCATCGCGATATATTAAAACACATACACTGCCATCAGACGTATTATGCCCAGATGATGGATCCCAATATACACTGGCACCCGTGATTAAATGTTCACCGATTCGCGCCATGCGACTATCAAAATCATTGGCATAAAAATGTATTGCCCCAGGATCCAGATGAATCCGCTCTTCGGCGACATATTCCAACATCATTTGTGCAGAAAAATGTCGTGGCCCGACAATACGTTCTAATTCTTGAATTTTTTCAATCGGAAAAACTTCGGGCCATGCTGGATTTCCGGCATCATCTACAATCGGAATCTTTAATTGTTTATATCCGCTTAAAAAAGGTATTGAATTATTAAAATTTTCGTTTAATCTAATGGACATGGACTTTACTCCGAAAACTTTACCAACGAATTTAGAGGCTGAACAGGCTGTTCTGGCTGCGGTTTTGATGAACAATCGCGCCTTGGAATCGGTATCTGATTTCTTGTTGCCTGAACATTTTTCACACCCTGCCCACCAAGAAATTTATAAATTGGCATTGCGTCAGTTTTCTGTTGGTGTCCCATTTGATATTATTACGGCAAAAACATATCTGGAACAACAGGGCGCACTGGAATCCGTTGGTGGTGTCGATTATTTGACTAAATTGGCATCTGCGGGCGCAACCGTTGTAAATGTTGAACATTATGGTCGTATTGTTTTTGACAATGCCCGTCGGCGTGATTTAATCGGTCTGGGCCAGGGTATTATTGATGACGCATATACCGAAGACATGGATAAAACCGTCGATTTCCAAATTGAAAATGCAGAACAAAAACTGTTTAATTTGGCATCCACGGGGCAAAGCGAACAAAACATGGTTTCGTTGGCCGACGCATTAAAAGGTGCACTGCAAGAGGCGGAAATCGCATACAAGGCCGATGGTAAACTGTCTGGTTTAACCACGGGGTTGGATGATTTGGATAAATCAATCAGTGGTCTGCATCATTCTGATTTAATCATCATCGCTGGACGTCCAGGTATGGGTAAAACAACATTGGCAATGAACATCGCTTTCAATGCCGCAAATGCTATATATAATGGACGCGCAAACGAACAATACAAAGGTGCGGTTGTATTTTTCAGCCTTGAAATGTCGAATCAACAACTGGCCGCACGTGTTTTATCATCACAATCAAAAATTCCGGCTGCCCACATGCGCGAAGGTAATTTAACAGACGAAGATTTTATGAAAATGTCTGAATATTCAAACGCGCTGGCTAAATTGCCGTTGGTTATTGACGATACGGCCGATATGTCGGTTCCAATGATAAAAACGCGCGCACGTCGAATTGCACGCAAATATGGCGGTATCGCACTGATTGTTATCGACTATTTACAATTGATGAAATTGCCAGGGGGCAAAAACAACGACAACCGTGTCCAAGAATTATCCACAATAACACGCGGATTGAAAATCTTGGCCAAAGAACTAGATGTTCCTGTTGTCACACTATCCCAATTATCGCGCAGTGTTGAACAACGCGACGATAAACGTCCAATATTGTCTGATTTGCGTGATTCGGGTTCTATTGAACAAGATGCCGATATCGTTATGTTCACATATCGTGACGAATATTATCTTAGCAATCGTTCACCTGAAAACCGCTTATCAGGAAATGCATCTGAAAACGCAACACAAAGTTGGCAAAACCGGCTTGATAAATCCCGTAACAAAGCGGAAGTCATCATCGCCAAGAATCGTCATGGGAAACCAGAAACAATACATTTAAGTTTTGTCGGTGAATATTATCTGTTTGATAATTTGAATCAATTTGGACCACAACCTTTTGGTGGAAACACTGGGTTTGAACCGCAAAATGATAACACCATGGATTCAAATGTTCAAACCGTATCAAATATCAATGATATTCCTGATGATTTCATGTAATTCTTTTTACTTGCCAAAGTAATAAATTTTTACTATTATTTTGTCAACATATATACCAAGAGGTTTCATCATGGCACAAGAAGAAATCATTTTTCCAAATAATATTCGCAATATTCGTGCGGCTAAGGGCATGAAAATGACCGATTTGGCGCGCCGTTCGAATTTATCTCTGTCTGCTGTGTCAAAAATTGAAAAAGGCGTTCGTCGTCTGAATCAAAAGCAATTGTTGAACGTTTGCACTATATTGGGTTGCAAATTGTCTGATATTTTTATTCACGAATCAGATTCTATGGCCAACCAATGGCAAAATGAAATTAAACGCCGTTTGAACGACAACGAAGATAGCGGATTAAAAATCTTTGGTTCTGGGCTTCGTAAAATACGTCAGCGCGCTGAAAAAACCATCGCTGAGACTGCAAAAATGGCGGGCATGACATTGTCTGTATATCATAAAATCGAAGTTGGCCAACGCGAAGTTTACGAAAACGAAATCGATGTTTTGGCGAAAACTTTTGGTTATACTGCGAAACAATTGTTTGATGAAATCGCAAAATTATATAATTCTGGCGAATTAACCAAACAAATTAACAAGGTCAAAGAACGCGTAAAATCTGTGTTGGAACCGGGAAATCCGGAATCTGGGTTGGATATCCATGGCGGATTATACGGCGCACAATTATATGATAATGCACGTAAAAAATTGGTTCCTGTGTTCGGCAAACCAGATGGCAAATCAATCAAATTGAAAAAATCTGATGAACATATGATTGTTGCCCCGATTGAATTAGAAGGCAAAAACGGTGTTTATGCGGTTATTCCTAATTCAAAACGTTTGGGTGGTTTTATACCTGAAAACGCATATGTTTTTGCGGATACCAATGAAAAGCCTGTGGCTGGTGATTTGGCCGTTTGCATTGATGCTGATTTTGCAAAAATGGGTTCTGATGATACTGTCAACGCGCAAATTGCCACCATTCGCCAAGATTCACGCGGAAAAATTTACGGACATATATCTAATCCAGAAGAGAAGATTAACGTTCAAACCATGCACAAAATCATCATGATTGTGATGAAATAACGTTTATATAACACCAAGGGGGGGGATTATAATATGCAACAACACGCACACGTTATCGCACAACGTTTATTGAACCTGTATCGCCAGGCACACGTTATAAATGGTGGCTGGGCTGCCGTGAACAAGGTATTAATTGCAGAATCAGATAATCCCCAGGTCATAGAAGCACTTGAAAAATTACCCACTGGCAAACGTTTGGCAACACATATTGCAAATTTGCGTAGTGGTAAAACACCGATGGATACAATTCGTCCTGAATTATTGCCATATGGCGGCATGTTAACCAGCCAAAATTCAAACGTCACATTGACTGAATCAGAAATGACCGAATTGAAATCTGCACTGGCAGCTTTCGAAGCGACCCCCGAAGGTATGAAAAAAATCAAAGATTTGGCATGTGTTCGCAAATTCGGCAACGATTGGCCCGACAAAGTCAAAGCTGCGTTATCTGCCGAAGACCCAAAGGAATTACCTGCATGGGAAAATGTTGTTCGGACGGCCCGTGCGTATCAATTATGGGATTCTGCAAAACAGTTGGTATCGGAAAATTTGACCGACCGCGATCGCGCTAGAATACAAGCGGATATGCCTGAATTTGAAACATACCTGCCGATGTTCGGTGACGAAGGCGAAGAATTATTGGCAAAATTACGCACGTTCATGTCATCTATGCCGCAATAATTTATATGGCGTATATGGTATCTTTGGTGTGCGGTGTTCCAATATAAATCATCGTTCCATTTGGTGACAATATAAAATCTAATTCGCGCAATCGTTCACGCAAATTGTTCCTTTTTTGTTGTGTATTGCAGGTATTTGGCACCTCTACGTCGTCACATATTATCAAATCAGAACGCATCCCGGTAATATTTCCAGAAATGCCTTGGCATATCACAGACGGTTCACGTATACCGATTGGGCGTTTGATTGTAATTTTATGTGCGCCCCACTCTTTTTTTACATCTGGCAAAACATCCGAACAAAACGGATGATTTTCCAAAATATTTTTTATATGAGATACCATCCGTGATGCCAAACTTGATTCAGCAGATAAAATCAATATTCTGGTTTCCGGTATATGATACAAAACACAGGCAGCAAAAATCCCCACAACCGTAGATTTACCCGAATGACGAAACGCATTTAACAATCCACGGTGCGGTTCATCGTTTAATATCCCTATTAAAAATTGCATGATTTGTTTGTGATGGCGCGGTGTTTGAAACCCCAGTAATTTATTCCATTCATCCAAGAAATCAAAGGCTGCCGTAATCGTCATTGTTTTCATTGTCTGCTTCTTCTGTGACAGAACCATAATCATTTATCAAATTTGGCAACGCACTATCCAGAACATTTAATAAATTATAATAC